TTCAGAAAAAACGAAAATGAATTGCGAACGTTGCGGCGAGTCATTTGATAATAGCAGGCAAGCGGGAAAGCCAAGACGTTTTTGTTCTGAGCGTTGCAGGAGTGCGGAGGAAAAGCGCAGAGCTAAGATAAGGCTAAGGGAGTGGCAGGACAAGCAAAGGAAGGAGGAGACTGGACTAGAGTGGCATGAGGAGAAGTGTAAGACGTGTGGAAGTATTTTCCCTAGGTATAAGGATGTTGAGGGTAGGCAGGGTTGGAGGAAGTATTGTTCTGAAGAATGTTCAGACAAGGCTAGGGCATATAAGAAGGTTGAGCCTTCTGTCAGGAAGTGTATTCAATGTGGTGTTGACTTTGTATCTATAAAAGGGAAGATCTGTTCTGACAGCTGCAAAAGAGCCAGGAGGGAGGATAAATCTTTTCGTGGCCATCCAATCAGCAGGGAGGAATTCAAGGCCCTGGAGGAGCTTCAGGAGGGGTGTTGTAAGATTTGTGGAGAGGAGAAGCCTTTAGTTGTTGATCATTGCCATAAGGAAGGACAAGTGAGGGGCCTTCTTTGTTCGCAATGCAATAGTGGGCTGGGTATGTTTTATGATAATATTGCTTTTCTGTCAGCTGCTATTGAATACTTAAAGGAATAGCTTTAAACTAATCCTTTCATCCAATCACGTTCAATTGGTTCGAGAAGGTAGACGAGGCGATTCATGACTGATTTGGCTTGATCTTCTTCTAATTTATGGTAGATGATGGCCAACAGCTGTAGTGTAGCGTCTTTTTGTTGGCATCTAACGGCGAGGAGCAAGGCCAGGGATAGTTTAAGCACTGTTTCAGGGTCTACGGGATCTTTGAATACACTCATTCTACCGCTTGGAACCCTAGTTTTGACCATATATTATGCCGACTGATGGCTTTAGACACCTCTGGGGTTTATACAGCTGGTGATGACTATAAGGTCATTAAGATTCTTTCTGTACCGTTTGGCGATTATACATTGGATTGTGTTTCCAACTGTATGAATCAGTTAGAGGACATGAGTGTACCTGCTGCACAGGACCTTGTGGATATGATTGCGGAGTGGGAGGTAGCAGATAGTGCGGAAACTGTCCAGGATTTAGAGCAGACTGATGGTAAAAAGGTACTGACTAAGGCTGATGTATTGGAATGGGAAGTAACTGGTAATGGAATTACGGGCCCACAGAAGCAGAAGGCTAAGATTGAGCAAGATATTACCGACCTGATGGCATTCTGTAGCTGCCTGGGTGGATTTTTAAGTAATAGTACCTACGGAATCACGAATCTAATCAGGTCGTGACTGCTTACCTAATTATTTTAGGTATTTTTGTGGTACTGTTTAGCGCCGAATTACTCAAGAAGGAGTAAGGGCTACAAGCCTCTCCAGCATGCCTGCATCAGGAAGGGTAGTTTTAGGTTCTGGGATGCCTTTATGGGCCTTGATGGCGTCTAGAAGGTCCTTAGGGAGGTATCCTGGTACCTGTAGCCAGTCATCATCCAGATTTACGACAAAGTTCATGGTGCTTCCTCTTGGGACTCTTGAATTATAGCATATTGGTAGACTGGAGTCGTCTTTGAATCCAAGTTCATGAAAGCCCATCCTGAGAACAGCGATCAGGTAAATGAATTGGTCGAGGGTCTAGGTAGCATGGAAACAGTAGATGTGTGGTGTAAAGGCTGTAAAAATTTTACAATTATGAACGCAGCTTATGCTAAAATTCTTGATGGTGAGATTAGCTCTTGCTCGCGCTGTAGGCACCGCAAATGATGGAACACGAAGACGATCTGATGGGTTTTGAGATCCAGATCACTGATGATGAGGTCCGTGCACTGTATTACGCAGTCACAGAAGCCCTTCAGAACTGGCCTGGAGCTCCACAACGGCCTGTAGAAGAGCAAGAACACCTTCAATCGCTTGAAATGGGCTTGGTTCAAATGATGCTTGAGATGCAGTTTGAACGTTGAGGAATGAGCGGAGCGAGTGACTCGACCGAAGGGTACCGTAGGGAGAGGGACTGAGGCTGGAAGCCTAGAAGGAACTTCCTGGACGCATGGCAAGCCCTTTAGCTCCATATATTAACAGCCGCCTCTTAATTCCAGGCCAGGGGGCGGTTTCCAATGTAGGTGGTCGATTGGTTGAGGCTGCCGGGGATTCTTACCTGGTTAAGATGTTTATCAAGCGTACTCAGTACTCTGGCGTAAGCTCGGGTTCTAAGCCTGTCCCTATTGAGAGCCAGTTAGATGGAAGAATGCTGCCTGGGGCAAGCGGTGATCAGTTCTATTACCGTGGATATGCCCTAGAGTGGACGACTGTTCCTAATACATGGAATTTAGAGACATCTGACGAAACTGGTCTTGTGTTTCAAGAAGTGTTGACTCAATACACATGGCTTGCTCCTGCTACTGAGTGTAAGTTTCGTTTTGGACAGGATCCAATTCTACCTGCAGCTAGGATCGAAAGGTCTAGCGGTGTTTTCGGTGGCCAGGGTATCGATACAATCATTTACAAAGAAATCGGCGGTGTCGAAATTCAGATCACCGGAGGCGAAATTCAGAACTAAATTATGGCTAAAGTAGACATAAAGCTTGATAAGGTCGCCAAAAGACTGGTCGAGACAAAGAGTGAAAGCAGAATAGTGGGATCCCTGTCTCCAGCTATATGGGTTCCTCCGACCTTGATCGTCGGCCCTACTAGCTTGGACGTTAGCCTGGCCTCAAAGATAGACTTTGACTCATTATTTGAAAACGTCAATGACGAGGTGAGAGCAAGCATAGCAAGGGCGATGCCTTCGGTCGCGAGAGACCTGGCTGCGGCTCTTTATGCAGCCATGCGCTCTAGTAACTGGTCCTGGTCTGATGGGGGTAGTAGAGACATCTTTGACACAGGAGAGTTGGCAGCATCAGGTGAAGTGACGGCACAAGGTACTGGGATTTCGGTCTCTTATTCCGCTCCTTATGCAAGTATCATACATGACGGCGGCTATATCTTCCCCTATGGAAACAAGAAGGCTCGGCCTGTTTATCTACCAGGGCGGCCGTGGGTTGCCTCTACGATTTATGGTGGCGGACCAGTACCTCAGTTTGATTTTATGGCATCTTTGAATAGACATATGCGCTAGGTATACTATGGCGCTTTATTTACCGTTATGGCAAAACTACCTTTCGTCGTAGCCCCCAGACAGAAACCAGTCAAGGTAAGAATTGGAACGGAGGAGTCAGGCATTATCGAAATAGAAAGAAAGGGTTACCTCACTGCAGGGGAGAAGTCCTTCATGCAAGCGAATGGCGACTCTGACAAGATCCTTCGGTCTTTGATGGACTTATCCAGGAAAATCGCTTCAGACAAAAAAATTACACTCGAAGAGTCTTATGAGCTGGTTAGCTCGGCAATTCAAGGGGATACGAGTAAGGATGTTACGGCTTTGTGGAAGAAGTACGAAGAGGAGCTTTCTGAGGTCACCAGTAACATGATCAAGCAAAGTCAGTCATCTGTTTTGCTCAAATGCTTCTGCCTGCTTCTTTACAGGATCTCAGCTGAGCTTGAATTCAGTCAAGTGCTTGAACTTCATGAGGACATCATTGCAGGCCTTGCTGATCTTTATGACAAAGAAGACCAAAAAAGCAATGAGCGCTTAGCCGGGGAGTTGTCCGAAGGGGTAGGCGAAGAAGCGTCTGAGGGGAAAACTGACGACTTGGAGGAGCTGGAAAAAAAGTAAACAGCGATAGCAAAGGTATCGCCAGTATAACCGACATCTTCTGGGAATTAAAAAGTTTTTTCCCAGGAGATCCCGAATTTCAACTGGATAACTTTCAAAATCTTCCTTACGAGTATGTCTACCTTGCCCATCGCAGGCTAGGAGAGCTTAAGACACGAAGATTGAATGACTATGAAAAGCCTATTGCAGCCTTGACCTGCATGACAGCGAATATTAACAGAAGTTCCAAAACCAAGCCATTTTCTCCGTCTGATTTCTTCTTCTATAAAACAGGGAAGGATGTTGATGGTCCTGGCAAGAGGTATGGCGCTGCATATATGCATCTGGCAAAGAAAGGTCAATTGCCATCATGGGCCTTGTTCTGCTACAAGGCGGTTTCGGCTAACGCTGGTGCAAGCGTACCTGAATTCACGGCCCTTACGTCCAACGAAGCCATCCTGCTAGCCCCTGTAGCTACGTCGTCTGGCTTCAAGGGTATGCTCATAGCGAGAGAGGCCGCAAAGGGCGTACAGACCTTCAGGGGGCCCGATGGTATGCTTGTCGACCTTGTTGTGGATGATATTCCAACCAAGGTCGTAGCAATTGAAGATGTTGAACTCAGGCGGCTTCGCTAAGGATTTGATCGTACCAGAGTATATCAGCTGCGCTAGATTCCTGTGCAGGGACCTCTCCTGTTTTCAGCCACTCCTTGATGCGAAGCTCTGCTGAGATCGTATAAAAAGGTTGCATGCGAAACCATGAGATCCACTCATCGCTTCCCTTTTCCTGATTGCAGCTGCGGCAGGCGGGAATTACGTTGCTGGTGCAGTCTTGCCCTCCTTTGCTTCTCGGTTTTACGTGATCAATTGTCAACGATTGATCTTCAATTGGGGTAGCTCCGCAATAGGCGCAGCGGTTGTTCCAGGCTTCTTTGATAGCAGCTCTCCAGAGGCGGCGAGCTTCACCACTGTTTAAGGTAGTCATGTTGAAGACGTAGTCAGATGGACGCTCGTGGAGCGGTGCTTTAGCTACGTTGCTCATCTTATGGATTTAGCAACGCTCGTGAAATGATCCTTTTGGTCTGGCATCATAGCAACACCTGCGTTGTTACAAGTAGTTTACCCGAAAAGGCAACCTATTTGTGAATCTTCCAGGGTGTCGTGGCTCAAGTTTTTCCTACAAGTCCAAACGTCATCTATGACACTCTGATAGCTGACACTGAGTTTATGGCCTTTGTTGGGCAGTATACATTCAAGGCTGGCCAGTCGACTCCTGCTATCAGCATTGTTACACCTGGCAGAGACCTCCCGCAGGTAAAAAACGTAACAGGAGTTGAGGTAGTTATTCATGACACCGCCAATCTAACCAGGAAAAACTACCTAACAAGTGAGGCTGATATTGATGCTACCTGGACTCTTTTCCTTATGTGCTGGGAAGGGGCCACTGGTTACGAGATGACCCAAGCTACGATGAGAATTCTTCAGATGTTTGCAGGCGCAAGGTCTTACGAAACTGTCGGAGTTGCAGATGGCATCGGAGCAGCGGTCCAGACAGCGGTGGACATTCCCTCTGATATGCCTATTTTGGTCTAAAGCGGTTGTTTGGAAATATAGAGTAACGGGCCGTGAAGGTCCGAGGTACCTTCTTGCGGGTTTCGCCCGTTTTTAATATGGCAAATTTTAACGCAGCTTTTGGCTACGACTTCTACATCGTGCCCTTGACGTCCTCTTCTGTGGACGTGTCCTTCACCGGTATTACCAGTGCTGCTGACTTCGTGGACACTACCACTACTGTGTCCGCTGATCAGGACGCCATCATCTATGTCCCTGGGACCAGTTCAACTGATCCCAAGTTCACTATTGGCGCAACTCCTACTGACTACGTCCTCGACGGTGATGCCAACCCCGTCCGCCTCGCTGGCCTGACCCAAGCCTCCCTCGAGACCGACACCGGCTCCGAGGATATCTACACCTATGATGACGAGAGCAAGGGCTTCAACCAGGCCGTAGCCACCACCAAGAGCTTCAACATCTCCCTGGCTGGTGTTGCTGACTTCTCTGACGCTGGCTACAAGTTCCTGCGTCTGACTGAAGCCAACACTGTGGCTGACAACCTGCGCGTTAAGATCCTTCGCGTTGGTCCTACCGGTATTGCTGAGAGCATCTACGGTTACGGCACCCTGATGGGCTACACCGAGTCAAACGAAGTGACCAGCATTGTGTCCTGGGAGTGTTCCATCTCTGGATACGGTCCTTACAAGATTGATCTCGCCGATAACGCCTGATTAATTTCAATAAAACTAAATACATTTTCCAAGAGGCCCTGGAGGCCTCTTTTTCATGGAAAACTATACCAGCATATCTTAGTGGGTAAGTGCAATGCGGCTATCAGCAGGTGGGGATGGAGCAAGTATGGCCGTGCAGATTGACCCCGTTGTTAGCGATCAGGCCGTCACAAGAGCGGATCAGCAGCTTAACTACTTACTCGACAAAGGAGTAGAAGCCAGCAAGGAGGGTAATCTTGAGCTTGCCCAGGATGTTGATAAATATCTTAGCAAGTACACGGGAAAGGTTGGCAAGGCAGAAATTGTAACTCGGTTTACAACTGTTGTCGATGAAAACGGCAACAGAATGCTCAAAGCACAACAAGGAATTATTACTAAAAATATTGCAGCACTACAAAAGCAACGACAGGTAAATGCAAATAGCGTAACTTCATTAAGACAGCAAGTTAACACCCTTAAGCAGCAGAGGGATCTTCTTAACCCAATAGTCCAAAAAGTAGATGAATTAGGGAAAACGTACTCTGCAATTAACCCGGAAATCGATGAAAGGAATGAAAAAATCAAACAGACCGAAGAGCTTCTAAGAAGGGCTCAAGGTATTCAAAAAGGTAGTATTTCTGATATACAAGCAGAAATCAGACTTCTCGAGCAAAAGAGAGCTAAGATGGCTGCAATAGCCTCTTTGCCAACAGGGGCGTCAGGAACAGGTACGGTTCAGGCAATGAACCCGGAGATGAAAGAGGTAACTGCAGAGCTTGAAAAACAGCAAGCCTTGCTAAGAGAGGCCCAGGGCATTCAGAAGGGGAGCGCAGCTGACTTAGAGGCTGAGATCGCCCTTATTAAACAAAAAGCGCGAGCCTTAAATAACACTGTTACTTATCAAGATGAATACGGAAATTCGGTTGAAAAAACCGTCGAGATAAACGAAGCAGATGAAAAATTACTCAAAGAAAAAGAGGATGCACTGAAAAGGGTTAAAGGTATCCAAGAGGGCAGTAAAGTTGCACTGCAGGAGCAGCTTGCTATTGCTATTAAGCAGAGGGACAACACGTCTCGACTGATTAATGTAACAGATAAATACGGAAAAGTTGTTAAACAAAAGATAAACCCAGAGTGGCAAAAATCAAACAAAAGCGTACTCCAGCTTGACGCCCAAATCAAAAAATTAGATGCAAACGCTGGGAACCTAGGACTTCAGATTGGGCGATTTACCGCAAGTCTAAACCAGGTTCAATTTGCGGTACAAGCTGTGCTTATGGCACAGCAGGCAGTAAATGCTGCTGTAGGCAGTTTCGTTGCTCGTCAGAAACAAATTCAGGCGATTCAGCTAACATTTGAAGGCATAGGTATAGGATTACAAGGCCAAGAGGCTATCCTTAAATCAGCCACTGCAGTTTCCCTGACATATGGACAGTCTCTTACAAAGATTGAAGGTGCATACAAAAGGCTTGGACCTGCTATTCAGCAAGCCGGTGGCAGTCTTTCTGATACTCAGCTCGCTATCGAAACAATTGCAGCTCGCACTACGCAGCTGGGATTAAATACAGAGCAAACAGGTCGTTATATCGAGGCTTTTGCTCAGGTGCTGGGCAAGGGTAAGCTTCAGGGTGAAGAACTTAATCAACAGTTTGCTGAACTTGACGGAGCCCTGAGAGGGCAGCTTCAGAGCTACATTGAAGCGACGTACGGTATTACAGACTTCAATGCCGCCATGCAGGCTGGCGAGATCACCGGTCAAATGTTCTTAGACTCGATGATCGCCATCGGCGAAGAGGCTAGAGGCAGGATTGCCAAAGATATGGACGAGCTTTCCCAATCGATTGCAAGGATTGGAGAAGAAGGCGGCCCTACGATTCAACAACTTCAAAACCAGCTAGCAACTCTTTCTACGATTGGGCTTACGGAAGTAGGTAAAACCCTGGGAGAGTTTGGCAAATCTATGATGTCAATACAGTCAGCTTTTGTTCAAGTTTTTACAAAAGTTTCGACAGAAATGCCAATGATTCAGAAGGTATTTAAGTCCACTTTCGACGGGCTTGGCACTATTCTGGAGCTAGCTATAAACGGTTTAACCCTGTTATTCGGGGTTATCATGCAAGATATCGAAAGGTTCTTGGCTTTTCTCAGTAGGATCCCCGGACTTGAGGGAGTATTCAAAGGCATGACGGATGGAGTTAATGGACTCAAGGATAATCTTCGTCTAGCTGTTGATGATTTCTCTAGGTTGGACGAGACGACAACTGGATCACTAAGAGTAATCAGGGAATATGAAGAGGAATTGCAGACCCTTAGAGCTGAATTGGACGCAGGCGGAATGTCAGCGCAGCAAAGCGCAGAAAAACTGGCGAGATACCAAGAGTTACTAGCAAAGAAAACAGCTGCGGAAGCCGCCAGGGAGGAGAAACAGCTCTCAGACCAGTACGAGTCGACCAGACAGGTCCTTGTGACGCTGATAGAAAAGAAAAAAGAGCAACTTGCTGTTGAAGAAGAGATTGCAAGGAAGAGAATTAAGGCTATAGACGAAATAGACAGAAAAGAGAAGGAGGCCTACAACAATGAGGTCGCCATGATCAAGGAAAAAGGTACCTTAGAAAGAGAGGCAATTGATGCAAGGATTAAAGCTACTGAGGAATTCTTTTCTAGAGAAAAACAGCTTGTCGCCGAGTCCATTAATGCCCAGAAGGCTTATGGACAAGAGATGCAAAGCATGTTCGCGAATGCCATAGATGCTGTACAGCAGTATTATGCTACTCTGAAGCAAGCAGAGGAAAGTCGCCACAACCAAGCAATCGGTAACCTCGATTCTGAAATTGCTAAAGTTAAGGAAAGATACGCCTCCGAAATTAGTTCCCTTGGCTCCGGTCCACAACAAGAGAAGCTGTCGTTTATGGAGATGCAGCGACTCAGAAAGGAGGCACGTACCGCCGAAAGTGCTTACGACAGACAAAGGGCCAGGGCCCAGATAGAAAGCATTCAAAATGCTCAAAGAAAAACTCAGCTCGAAAAAGAGCAAGCAGAAGAGCTAAAGGAACTTGAAAAACAGAAAGCAGAAGAAGAAAAGAGAAACGCCGAGGAAAAGGCAAGGCTCGACGCGGAAGAGAAGAGAAGAAAAGAAGAACTTGCTGCGGCAGATCGCAAAGTTCAGAAGGAAATCCTTGTTGCTCTTCAAACCCTGGCCGGTACAAGGAAGAACTTAAGCGAAGAAGAGAAGAAGCAAGTCAAGGAATTAAAAGAGGAGAAAGAGAAAAGCAAAAAGAAGGAGATGAGTGATATTGAGCTTCTCAAAAAGACCCGTGACAAAAATCACGAAGCAAGAATGAAGCAGAAGGAAGAGATCAATAAGGCAATTGAGAAGGAAAAGGAGGCTGTTCAGGAAGTCGAAGGTGCTTTGAGAGAGCTTCCTGCAGAAGCTAAAAAACTGGAAGCCGCTGTTGATTATGTGACGAATGGAGCGCTAGAAAGGCAACTGCAAAAAGTCCTAAAGATCAAGAAGGCTTTAACAAGCGCCCAAAGCGGTGGCGGAGGTGGTGATAGCATCAGTGTTGGTGACACCAGTAGAGCTTCTGGTGGGCCTGTTACGGGTGGCACAGAGTACATGGTCAACGAACTGGGAAGAGAAGGTTTTATTAGCAGTTCCGGTAAGATTTCAGAAATTACCGCGCCCGCATTTGGAACTTGGAGAGCCCCAGCAATGGGCACGATTATCCCTGCTCATATTTGGGAGGGTTACAAACAAGCCAAAAAGGCTATAAAGCCAAACCTGTCTTCTATTCCTGCATCTGTATCGGGTCCTGGTAATGTGCCAGACGTGCTAGATAACACGCAGGGCCAAAGTGTAATCAAAGAAATCTTTCAGAGCAATAATACCATCCTCCCCTTTGAAACGCGAGAAGAACAAAAAGTCAGCAAGAAGCAGCCAAGGTTTAAGCTGCCTACCCTGAAGGATTCCGGTAAAAACAAGGGAGTCGAAAGAGGTTTTGAAAACCACAAAGAAACAAGGAAGCGAGAAGAATCTCATGAGAAGGGAGAACTGAAGGTCGACACGTCTGCCTTCGGTTCCCTGAAGGCTTCTCCTGACAGTACCAAAACCTCTATACCTGCCTTTAGCTCTCCGAGCGATCCCGGTAAAGACAAGGGAGTTAAAAGAAATTTTGAAAACTACAAAGAAATAAGGAAGGAAGAGGAGTCTTACAAGAAGGAAGAGCTGAATGTCGATGCACCTGCCCTTGACTCTCTGAAGGCTTCTTCTGACGGTGCCAAAACCTCTACGTCTGCTTTTGACTCTCCGAATAATCCCGTTAAAGATAAGGGCGTCGAAAGAAATTTTGAAAATTACAAAGAAATAAGGAAGCGAGAAGAATCTTACAAGAAAGAAGAGCTGAAGGTTGATACGCCTGTCTTTGACTCTCTGAAGACTTCTTCTGACAGCACCAAAACCTCTATACCTGCCTTTGACTCTCTGAAGGCTCCCTCTGACAGTACTAAAATCTCTGCGCCTGCCTTCGATTCCCTGAAGGCGCCCTCTGGCAGTACTAAGATCCCTGCTTATGTCTGGAGCGAAGTCAAACAGCCCCGCAGATCGAGCGGAGCGCTGTCCTCGAAAGGTAGTATCGGAGTTAGCTCTTCTTCTGTTAATAATGTGAACAATATCAACAAAAACAAGAATACTAGCTCCAATTCTAATACAGTATACAATAACAGCGTCACAATCCAGAGCTCCAACCCAAGTCAAGACGCGCAAAGGATGGTTGTTGAGCTAAACCGCCTAAGGGCTAATAGGTATTCTTGATTTAGTCAATAGCTGCGTTATGTTTCAGTTTGGTGATCCGTGGCAAGTTGCTAGCCTTTACTGGGATTCCCTTTGGTATTACTCTGGACCCAGAATCCCTCAGGAGCCATTGCTGGAGCAGAGCCTAGAACAGGTCAAGGTTACCTTGGTTTACGCCAGGATGGCCTACCAGTTCGCTCTAAAGGACTTAGCAGGTCTCGAGACGCTTGAGATCCTTCTAGCGATCCATGATGCTGCCTTCATTAGGTTCGGTCAGCTTGATCCTGACTTCAAGGAAAGAATCAAAAAAGGAATGGTCACCCCGATCTGCGTGAAGTATAACGAGGAGTGCTTTGATCATTATATCAAGTTAGCAGGCGGTTAGGCAACCTAACCCAGCCCGACGACCAGAGGAATGATTCTTTCCATAGGCCTTTCTTATACCTCTCAGTCGGGAGGTACCGTCTACAACGTTGTCATTAAAGAGCTTACTGGCAATGCCTTAGCTAGGACATACGTCAATAATAGTAACTTTCAGTACTCACAGAATGGCGCCTCTGTCCTTGAGGGGCCCGCATATAGGCAAAAATACGCTTGGACTGTAAGCGCTTACCTAACCCCTGCGGAGGCTCTGACGATCGACGGAATGTTCCAGGCTTGGGACACTGATAGGGGTCAAGGACTACCAGCTGCGATAGGCGTAACAGATGAGCTGTTCGGTGGAGTAGTCGACACCAGTGCAGTCTTCACTGTTCCTCCTGCTTTCACTAGGCTTTCTGATAGGACCTGGCAAGTAGACTTTGCAATCCAAGAGGCTTAAAATGGCGTATTTAGTTAATCAGTCCGCACCCTCAAGGCTGACTATAAACGGCACGGACTACACTGCTAATATGATCTCCTGGAGCGCTAATGATTCCAGCGTTTTTAATAAGGGGATGATGACAACTGATGGTCAGGTTGTGTTAGGAGATAGCGGTCAATTTAATATAGCCGACTATGACAGGGATGACTTCTCTCGCGGTGTCCAGGTAATACTAGATGTGCAGATTGGAGGATCGTTTTTAAGACACCCTCGCGGATTGCTTTATGTTGTTTCTACTTCCTACGACCCCGACAATAGGCTGCTGACCGTAGAAATCGCCTGTGAGCTCGCGCTGGCCTTTCTTACGGATATCTATACGCCGTACCTTAATCTGTCTCCCATGAAGCTGGAGCCGGCAAGGCAGACGCTTCAGAATATCGATGCAGCCCTAGCTACTTATGGCAGATTTGCCTTTCAGGACAACAGTGGCAATATTGTAACAGCAGATATGTTCGAACTCGATGGCGGAGGGACTTATGATACTGGTCAATGGAATTCGGTCCTTGGAACAACCACTATTAGCGCAAGCCCTCTAACCGCTGGTGGGGCACTGCCAACGTCGATCAAGCTGTCTTATACCGTTCCGACCGGCCTTTTCGACGAAGACCAGACTGGTCGTATCGATGTTACCGAGACGTCGTCTTACTACTTCTTGGATTATCCTGCAGTTATTTACGTCCGGGAGAATAACAACCTGGGTGACGATAACCTTGCTATTGGGGAGGCACCGACTTCTCCGGCGAGCAACGGATCTCTGCCTACCACTCCTTCAGAAGTTGAGAATGATGAGGCATTTGTTGCCGCTAGCAGTCGTGGAACTTGCGGCAGTGGCCCCTCTGACCCGAACGCCGATGGCGGTGGCGCCTCTTGCTCTCAAGGTTATACTACAAGGCGTACTCCCATGTACATGCCCGCTACCACGAGGCAGCTGGACTACAGTGAATATGGGGGACCAGGTGCGTCCCTTTCGAGGACTGAAAGCCTGAGATATGGCCCCAAGATCGAAGCCAATAACGGTTATTTTGGAGATAAGTTCGCATTCTGCCGACTGCTCTGGGCGATTTCGTGTAGCCCGAACGGCGACTGTCCCTTAGATGGCTTAGATGAGACGCTCCTCAACAGAACCGAAAGCTTCTACTATTACGGTGCAGGTAACCAGCTCGTGCAGCAAGTTACGGACACCTACCAGACCATTCTTTCTGCAGCGCAAACCGAAGACTATAGGGCCGGTGTTAATAACGGATCTCCTCAAGGTTTCACTGAACTCGATGAAACAAGTATGTACCGAGTTAGTCGAGTAATCCAGGACTACTATGTTGAGGATGGCGTTAACGTCAACGAAACCACTACATTTACCTCAATCACTTCAAGGGGGGTCGGGATCTCGTCTGGCGCTGACATTGACGCCCTTGCAGGCATCAAGACGAGCAGTATAAGGCGTTCATTTACGATCACGACTCAACCAATTACCCCAGATGCTCTTAACTCACCAGTAGCGCAGACGGAGACGAAGTCAAAAGAGATTCCGATGACGGGCAACTACGTCCAGCCTCCCGTCAGCTCCGGCCCGCTAATCTCTGAGCAATCCATGCCACTTCCCTTGCTGATTGAGGACGAGCTAGGTAATCCTGATCCCGAGGAGATCGAAAGGGTTGTCCTTTACTACAGCAACTACCTGAGGATGTTCACTCTTGGAGACCTCTACGGTATCTCTGTCACCGAGGGACCAAGGGAAGAAGTATTTAAGAATTGGCGTCCTAATATGCCTTTCAGGTATTCTGACCCGTTTGGCGGCAAAGCACTTGCGTGCCGTATGAACGCAACCAACTGGGCCGTAGCAGGCAACCAGGCAGGCTTCAGAACTAATGGCATCTGGTTGGGGTTCTCGAATGTTAGTTCCTCAGACCTGAGCAACCTAGTGGGAGACAGCAGGCCCATTATGGAAGGTAGCGTTGATTCTACGGGATTCCCTTCAACGCGACCAAACGGCAGCGCCCTTCAGGAGGGAGACAGGCTTATTGATGACAGAGCACAGGTCTACATCTACGACGCGACCGGAGGAGAGTGGGTACTGGTGTAGTCCAGTCAAGCCGAAAACTAAGCACCTTGGCACACTAAGCTGATCTGTTAGTCTATAAAATTGTGTCAGTTGTCTTAATTCAGCCAACAGAGCCAACTACTCGTTTTGATGGATCACCCCTGCAGGCGAATGACGTATGGGTCGGTCCAGCCGGAGGTGATTCGACGACTAACTATATTTACAATGGAGCATCCTTTGTTTCCTCGAGCCTCGTAGTGATTGACAGGCTGGGTGCACCTGTCTTGCGCCCATCAAGTCAAGGCGGAGGTTCTGTTTTAACAGGCGATCTGTGGATTAACAAGTACAATCAACCTTACGAATACAATGGGCTCGGATGGCAGCCAGTTTTCTCTCAGATCATTTTACAGGCAGTAGAGCCTACAACCCGCCCTGATGGCTCAGCCCTGCAGACTGGAGACTTTTGGGCAGATAGTTCTGACAATAATACTACCTACGAGTACAGTGGCTCCAGTTTTGTTGTTAGCGCAGGTCCCAATGTACTCATCTACCAGTTCCCGGCACCCACTACAAGGCCAAGTGGTTCTCCTTTGGAGTCAGGGGACATCTGGGTTAACTCTGCAGGCGAGGTTTACGAATACACTGGTGGTGGCTGGATCGACTCAAGTGTTGACGTAATTACTAGTACCACTGAGCCTACCGTAAACAACGAAGGCGCAGCGCTGGCCGTCGGAGACATCTGGCAAAGCACTTCCACTGGTGAAGTATCTGAATGGGATGGAGCGGCTTGGCAGCCCTCTTCTATTGCCGTCGAAGTTGACGGAGTTTTCGCTCCTCTGGCGCCGGGCACGGAAACTGTCACAGGTCAGCCCTTGAGTTTCATTATCTCCAACATTATTGGAATCAAGGAAGTTATTACTACCTATGGTAATGACGGTGTCTATACTCCCGTTCCCGGAGGCGGCAATGGCGGCGAAGAATTAAGACAGCAGCCAGCTGTAACACCTGCCTGTTATGTGACCGGATTCATCATCGAACCAGGTGGGCTACTTGCTACCGAGGCAAATGGAGCTGTCCCAGCAGACACCATTGGTGGTATCATTACCGTGGGTGCCGTACTGGTCAACCCCGATATTTTTGCACCATCGGAATCCTAACGGCGACTGATTGACAACCTCATGACGATTGTTTCAAAGATCTCCTCTACTGAACTTGTCAAGCAAGTTACAGATCGCTATGTGGACAACTTTTTTGAGGTCCGCCTCATTAACGCTCCTGGAATTACCTACACCCCAGGTGTCACTGATGACAGCGTCCTACTTTCTAATGAGGTCCCGGTGGGTACTGGCGGGTATTTTCCTCAAGTTATTAAGTACAGCGCTGGAGACGTAGGAACCTACAATGACGATGGTGTCGGTCTAAACAGAAAGGCTGCTATTTTCTCTCATGACGGTAGCGGTACTGCCATTAACTTCAGTCACGTCACCTTGGTCCAGTCTGACGGAAACGTGACAAATCTTGGCTTAGTCCAGGCTGCTCCGTCTGCAGGTGTCGATGGTACTTATACGAATCTACCAGTTTCGTCTACGACTGGCTCCGGCACTGGCTTGACTGTAGACCTGACGATTGTCAATAGTGGTGCTTCAACAACTGACTATACCCTAACCATTGTCAATGCTGGCAGCGGCTACGAAAATCTTGACTCTTGCACTCTGGACGATGCATTACTTGCTAGCGTAGGTGCCATTACTGGCGGAGCTGGCTTCCTTACTTTTGAGATTGCTATTACCACTAGCTCCCCTGACGCTGGCAATGTTTACTCTGTCGCCAAAACAGCGACAACAATTAATCTAAACGGCGGCAATGAGGCTGCTTTCTATTATGATATCAAGCACTTCGGCTTCTACAACTGATGGTTGACATTTACGCAGCTATGAATCAAGAGTTTTTCTCCCGAAGAGTCATCGAACTCGAAAGGAGGGAAAAGGGGTTCTATATTGACGGAGACTTTAAAGGGACCGTTACCGGCACCTGGAAGAAAAAGTCCGAAGATGGAACTGGCACCGTTATTTTTAATGACAAAGAGTACGACGTTGTACCTCTTGGCTTTACTTCTCTCCCTGAAGGTGTTCCGGTTGAAATGAGCTACGCCTCAGGTCTCTACTACGCTAAATGGTAAAATGGCAATCAATCCTTCTTCGCTGACAAGTCAGGCGATTTCTGCCAACACTGACACAACGATCGAGCTTGTCTTCGTTGAGCCCGAAATTCGGTTCCCTCTAGATCCTCCACAGCCTCCTGGCAAGATGATAGCGTTCTACAATGGTGCCACAGACCTCATGACACTGTACGTGGTCGGCTACAGTGGAACAAGACTCTACAGGGTGGTGTAATGGCTCTCGAAGGCTCTAGGATTGCCAAGACCTCTCAGCAGATTGAGAATATCCAGAGGTCCGTCCTTATTACAAACCAGATACCACCATTACCTTTAGCTGAAGCTGACTCCGAGGGTAATGTAACATTTACTCCCGTTACGCCAGAAAGGCGAGGTCAAATGGTCGCTTATCTGGACTTCAGTATTGAGACCATGGAGATCTACATCGCAGTTGATCCGAATCAGGACAACACTAACTTTGTGTGGAAAAAGGTCGCCCTTTACGGGAAAGCCTTCAACTCTGATACGGGTGATGAATGGGACCCGTTATGGGTGTGGTATCGGAACACTACTAATCAATCGGATCTAGGCTAGACGAGTGGCGGTTCTAAGTGTATTTGAAATCTTTCAGATAACCAAAGTTGGAGATGGATACAACTCAGGACCTCAGCTGGAATTCGCGCCCATAGCGCCTCCGTCCTCAACCCAAGAATTCGTTCCAGGCCGAACTGTGGAGAACAGGCTGGTCCCCGTAAGCTGGGTTCCAGTAACTGAAAACGTTGGAGCCGAGATTCCCGCCCCACTGAACGTCACAGTAAAACCCAAGCAAGCGGGCAGTTGCAAAGACTCGAAGGATTGCCCTAGTGGTTACGCTTGTATCGGTAATGTTTGCATTCTAATCCAGTCGTCTTCTTCAGCTGTTGGTAACTGCAGTCCGGGTGGAACTGGCGGCGCTGGTGGTGGTGGTGGTGGAAATGATTGCCAGAGCGGTGACTGCAGCAGTCTAGGAAGTGGAGGCTGTTCCTCTAGTAGTTGCGGAGGAGGAGGTGGAGGCAATCCTCAGGAATGCTGTGGCGCTAGGTGCTGCAGGTTTGGCAACCCCCTCCAGCCGACTGGGTGCTGGTGCTGTGAATGCCCTGTCAGAGAGGTATGCGACCCGTTCTGCCAGCTATGGGGAGGCACTTTAGGCGTCCCGGAGCTGGGCCCAGGCTGCAGTGAAAATTCCCTCTGCAGCGAATGCGAGGATTGTGATACTAATGGGCTCTGTGTTGAGAAGCCGCCCGGATCCGCTCCTTGTCAGTGCAAAGGTAGTGAATGCTCTAACTGTGAGTCCTGCAATACATCCGGTGTATGCTTTCGAGACACAAAGAAGTGCCTTGATGCCATTAGTTGCGAATACTACTGCAAGAAGACCGACAGGACTTACACTAATACTATCCAATTTCCAGTAGAAGCGTTTGGCTACAGCAGGGAGCGTGCAAAGAGTGCTTGCGTTCAGCTACTCAGGAAGAAGCACGAACTTACCGACTGCGACTGTCCACCACCAAATAGCTGCGAAAACTTTACATTTATCAATGTTTGCTCTGCTAGTGGACCAAACCTTTTGCCAGCGCAAAAAATTACAGGATATGCCTCATCCTGTATCGATGCGGACGATCCTAACGGCCAGCAAATATGGCTCGTAGAAGACTGCACTGATGGTGCACAGAATGACCCTGATCAGTGCTGTGCAAGATGCAGCTGCAGCACCCATAAAGATTGCGGCCCCTGTGGCTTCTGTAATGGAAATTGTGAATGCGAGACATATGAAAACTGTCCTGAGAGCAGTGGCGGTACAGGTACAGGTGGCCCCAGTGATGATGCGGTACCTGGTGGTCAGTGATAGGAAGAATAGAAGGTCGACTGAGCTAAAATGGCAGTTTTTCCAGATAGAATTGTTCAAAAGAGTTCAACCGATGACGTTGCTTCAGTAAAAAGCCAAGTAGCAGTTGGCCAACCCGAC